GTTTTTATTTTAGTTACATTAGGTTTGCAACCTTCACCAAACGATAGTAACCATTCTTACCAGCTACTAGGTTAGCATTGTTGTCAGACTCAGTAGAAGCCTGTGCCAATGGGTTACCAATCATGCCATAACGGGTCTTGAAGGCAATCTTTGGCTGGAAGGTGTTAGGATCAACTGCGCGCATTAGCTGTAGTGGAACATATGGGCAGTAGAACATGCCGGCATCAAATGGGCTTGCACCCTTATAGCCTACCATGTAGAACTGATTAACACCACCATTAGCCATGTATGGGTCAACATACACCTTGTAACGACCACTCAATACACCAGCAAATGTTGATGAAGACTCGTCAACATTTAGGTTAGCCTGAATAGCAGGTGCATAATCCAACATTCCTGCCATAGCGAGAGCTGATGCTACATCGCTTGAGCAAAGAATGAAGTTACCCTTACCACGACGTGTGACCTGTGCAATGCGGTTAGCATCACGCTCGATCTGGAACAACATACCCTTGAAACGCTCAACTGACCAACGACCATTTGCATCTACGTCTAGGTCGAATGTACCAGCTGTATTTACTGTACCTGTCTCAGCACCGGGCATAGCAATTGTGTACATAGTACGAATTACTTCACGGTTGATTTCTGCAAGAATTTCGCGGCTAAGAATGTTGCTTAGCTCTGACTCTGCATCCAATCCATGAACTGCCTTAAGGTCCTGCTGCAATTCAACTGAATACTCTGCCTTCAATGCACGAGACTTAGCTGTTACAGTGTGCTTCTCGATTGTGAAGCCCATTTCTGCATATGTACCACCAGTGATACCACCTTCTGCAGTTGCTGTTGCAACTGGTGCACCCTTAGTGAAACCAGGTGTGCCATCCCATGGTGATAGACCAGTTGTGCTGTCAACAGGAGATGTACCAGCCTGTGAACCAGAACCAGAATATGCTGAATTAGCTTCGTTAAATAGTGCTTCTGTTGCCTGAGTTAGATCAACATTGTCAGCGTAACGAGACTTCAAGCTGAATACTAGACCAGTAGGCATTGTCATTGGCTGTACGCCGCAAATGTCATAAGCAATAAGCTGTGGCATTGAACGACGAATTAGACCAATAAGGACTGGGTCCCACTTCTGTGCATTACCAGTTACGTTAACTGGAGCTGCTTCCTGAAGGGCTAGACGCTCTTCTTCCATTGCGCGCTGCTGATTCTCAAGGAGAACTGCAGTTACGTTACGACGATATGAATCCTTAATAGGGTTCTGATCTGGGTGATCAAGAACAGGTGCCCACTTCTCTTGCAACTGCTCTTCGGTTAAAAAGTTACTCATAATTGAATTACCTCTTTATTATTTCTTAAAAGTTAGGGGACTTGATAGAGCCTTAACATAAGCGTTAATAGTCTCTGATGTCTTTTCATCGACTAGTAGTGGTGTGTCCATGTTAATTGATACGGACTCATTCACTGCAGTCTTAGAAGGAAAATAGCTTTCCTTAATTGTCTTAATTTTATTTACAAATGATTCCTCAGATTCAAAATCAACATTCTCGCACAATGAAAGGAACTTTTCAAACTGTGAATCGGTTAGTTCTTCACCAACCATTTCGATGTTGCGAAGCTTTCTTAGCTCAACAACTTCTTCTTCGAGCTCTGCCACCTTTTGAGCAGCTTCTGCCAATTCTGATTCAGCGCTTTCGAGTCTCTCTATTTGCTCATCAAGAATGTCAGCCTTTTCCTCTGGAATATCAACGTAATGGTCGTTAAACAACTTCTTAAGTCCATCAATAAATTCTTCTACCAAGTCTGCCTTAACTCCACGCTCAATGGCTAGCTGATTTTCTGTCACCCATTCCTCGACAATTGTGCCAAGGTATCCATCTATCTTATCAACTAATTCCTCTTGAACAGAGATAATTGCATCGTTTAACATCTCATTATATTGCTCTTCGAGCTGAGCAACTTGCTTCTTAACACCGTCAGCTACAGCAGCTTCAAAAATTGTAGTTGCTTTAGTACGGAATTCTTCTGATAGCTCTTCACCACTTAGGAGAGCATCAATATGTTCTTTTGTAGTATCAACCTCATCATCTAATTCTTCTTCATTTAATGCAGAGCGAATATGCTCTACTGCAGTAGTATCGGCTGTTTCAAGATGTCCTTTAAGATTGCCTTTCTTATGTGCTTGAATAGCAGCATGTAAATCTCGAGCTAAACTTTGTATTCCATGCTTCTTTGCTGCATCATGGGCAGCGGTCAATCTGCTTAGAACGGTACCTTCATTTAAATCGCCATCTGACTCTTCATCCGAAGTTTCATCTGATTCTTCATCAACTTCATCAACTTCATCCGAAATTTCAGCCTGATCTTCATCAGCGATTTCTTCAATTGTCTCCTCGACCAACTCGTCCTCAGTAATAGGCTCGTCTGATTCAAGAAGTGCTTTAATCTGTGTGTCGAGACTCATTTAGTATCTCCTTAATGATTGTTAATTATTTATGTATGTTTAAGTTTTAACTCATTTTTCTATCAATGAATTAAGAAATAGCTGGAAGGCACGAATTTTCATGTCTTCTG